ATACAATGCCTTGTATGCATTAGCAGTGTCATCACTAACAATCTCACCTTGATAGTATGCCACATTATCATACGCAACAGACATCTTATTCTGCATCGTTTTTGTAGCCTCTCCTTGGTTTAACACATCGTGATCCCAAGAAGCAATAAGAGGATTAGCAATACTTATTTGAGTAAACTTGCCCTGGTGCAATACAAATATATCAATTTTATCAAAGAATGGAACAGTTTCGTGATTATTTAAACCGTACTCCGCGGTGTCTATGCTATATTTGTTATCACCAAACTCGCCGCCAAAATTACCTTGACTAGTGTATCCACTATCTGCGTAATAATATTTGTAATAATTCTTCCAGAGGCCATTTGTTATTTCACTGTTGTCGTCATGGAACTCAAATGTAATAGGTTCATAACTTATCTTAGTTTGTATGTTTGTTTTTCTATTATACTGATTTAGAGTCTCGGTCGTTATTTTAAATTTTGGAAGATCGACTTTCTTAACTAGCATGCCGATATCTTTATAATATCTTTCAGTCCATTGTTTATCTTTTACTGTGCTCGGATTAATGGTAAAGGACACATAGTATATGAACCCAAATTTAGGAGCCCGTGCAAGTCGCTCAGTTAGGTATAGCCCAGTTGCGTGTGCGTAGCTTTTATAACCACCACCACTAGATAGGAATTTATAGAAAGGATCACTCATAATACTATTTATGTCATAAAAAAAGCTCGGATAACCGAGCTTTCTTTTGTTAGTGTTGGGTTAACTACCGATTGCTGTAGTACCAACTGTTCTACCAACTGGAATACCGATACCAACTAATCCACCGTTAATACCAACAGTCTGTAGTGCATTGTCATAACAAATAGTTAATTCAACATTCATTGCTTCTGTGCTCTTGCTGTAATCGCCACCATCATATGATAGGGCTTTAATCCAACATCCTTGCAATTCAAATGTTTCTAACGCTATTGGTTCGTATGCTCCATTACCGCCATCTAAAATTTCAATGAATGTTGTAAACTTATAATCTAAACCAGATGCGGCACTTGCCTGTTCAAAGAAGTCAAACTGTTTCTGCATTTGTTCAGCAACTTTGTTAGTTACAAGGTTGGTCATATCGTCGCGTAGTTTTAACTTAATGTCATCCCACTTAGGTTTTCCTGCGAGTTTTACAACACTGTTGTATACATCTAATTTAATTTCTTCAAAACTTGGTTTTGGACGATCCACTGTTGCAACCTGTTTTGTTAGTTCTGTAGCAGGAGCGCCGCCGACACCAAAGTCAACTAACACAACTCTAAAGCGGTATGGCAACTTAGGCATTAATAAGCCTTGGTTGCTTGCGCTTTGGTCCGTAGCTAACGGAACTGAAAATCTTGATAAACTTGCGATTGGCATTTTATGCTCCTCTTAATTTGATAGTGCGGCAACACCGCCGGTGTTTAGAATACGCAATGGAATGTAGATAAACTCTACAGCCTTAACTGGTTCGATAGCAATATCGATCCATAGTTCACTGCGATCAATTCTTGCTGGTGTGTTATTAGTTTTATCGCACACTACCAAGAAGTCGTATAATGCTCGTTGACCCACTAACTCAGTTAGTAATGCATCAACAGCACTCTTAACTTCGTGACGGGTTTGTGCATCGTTTGGTTCAAACAAGAACGGTTTAGCTAAAATTGATAGCTGTCTGCGTAGATGTGCAATTAAACGACTAACATTGATTCTGTCTAATGCACTGGCATTTTGTGCTCGAGTGTATTGACCCATGTTTACAAGTCCAACTCCGGGAAGTGTTGCGATTGGATTAATCTTAACACCTGCCATTACATCTCGTAAACCTTGATGTAGGCTAGCTGTTTTAAACTCTCCCGATTCTGCGTCAACAAATCCAACGCTACTTGCATTGTCAATAGTACCACGGCGTGTTCCGGCTGGTGCAAACCATAGATATGCTTTGTTGTCATTGTTAAGAATAGTCCTAATCATCATGTGACTTGGAGGAACAACGATCGCATTTCCTAAGTTGTCGTTTGTATAACCACTTGGATAGAACATCGATAAGTTTACATCATATGTAACTGCCGCTGTATCATTGTTATCGGCCGCTAATACTGTGTTGTTACCGTACTCGCTTAGAGCAGTACCTGTTGCAGGTAGTCTAAATGGAGTGTCAGCAACAATGTGTGCAGTTTGTCCGATATCCACATTGAACTCAACCATGTTTTGCATTAGTTCAGGATAACCCGGACATGCAATCAAGTTAAAGACCAATGTATCTGTATCGCGAATTGCCTGGTTACTTGTAACTTCGGCTTTTAGTGCCTTAACAACAACACTTCGTTGTGCTTGACGACCAAATTGGCCAGCACCATCTACAGCATTTGGACTTGCTGTTACCCAACGATCAGCAAAGTAACCTGCCATTGATTCGTCTCCGAATCTTTCGTTAAGTTCAGTAGTGTTGATATAGCCTTTGTGATATTTCTTAATGTTGTTACCACTACGGCGTGTGTTAAACAAACGAACACCTCGTGGATATAGTCTTGGATTTGGAGCATCAGGATCAACATAGTCACTTGATAGTAATTCTACGATTGTATCTGCATCTTCCTTATCACCACCATCTGCCCAGCGAGCATCGTTAAATACCCACCCATCTGGAGAATCGCTGTCTGTTACATCTTGTAGCACATATTGACTACCATCGTAAACATAAATGCTTCTACCATACTGATCTGGGTTATCTGTACTAATCCAAACATCACCAAATGCAAGAGCAGTTAATCCGTCTTGTTGTGTAGTTGGCATGCTTGCACTAACCATAGGACCTAATGGATCACTGTCTGGGAAAGCATTTAAGTAGCCTTGCCAGATTGTTCCGTTATTGTACATAATGTCAACATCAAGCTCGGAACTATACCATACTTGACCATCATCAGGAGCAGTTGTTGGTGCTGTGCTTTGTGATTCGTAAACTAATGGCTTCCAGTTAGTTACCAAGAATTCAAAAGCACCGTCATAGCACTTGTATAAGTTTGCAACATCACCTGCGGCAGGAGCACCAAACACATCAGTAAATGGCTGATTTGTAGTTTGGTTTACTTGTATATCTCCGCCTAGCGCATGGGTAATTGTAAGTCTGCTTTGAGCACTGTCCCAAGTTGCTAATACATTGACGAACGCACTTTCGTTAATGCCTTCTGCAATCTTCTGACCCATTGGAACTGTTCCGCCACCACTGGTTAAGTTTATGGTTATCGTATTCCAGCCGCCACCTTTTAGTGTTTCTCTCATTGTAAAGGCTGCAATACCACTGGACATATGGCTAGATGATGCAGTAATTGATGTTGCGCCACCCTTGTAACGAATCCATGGTTGGAAAATTGCCTTGTCATCTTGCGTAGGATCGTATTCAACGAACACCGAACCTAATGGAATAGCTTTACCACCAGTATCATCTAATGCGTCGATTGCGCTGTCTGTGCTATTGTACAATGGAGCACTTACTGTGTTCCAAGATTTTGTTGCGGCGCTGTAGACTTTAACATCCCAGTTTGATCCGCGACTTGGAGAAGTTGTTTTAACCCAAACGCTACCATCATCTGCTGATGAAAAGTCCGGATAATCATAGTGGGGGCTTAGTGTAACAGTTTTACCACCGTCAAATCCATCATTAACTGCTAGCCAACCAGAACTTGCTGATTTATAAAAAAGTTGATTTGGTTCGTCACCAACATCACCGTTTCCATTATCACTGATTAGCAACATCGCATAAGTTCCAGCAGAAACAGGTAATGCTGTTACCGGTTTATGAGTACTCATGTCATAGTCATTATCAACATTTGTGTTATCAATAATGTATGGAGTTTTAACAGTGAACTTGCTTGTCGAAGTGCTCCATTCGTTGATACCAAATGCAGAATTTTCTGGATTAATCCAGTATGTTCCGTTTACGGGTGTTCCACCAGGAACGCTACCATCGGCCACTAATTGCGAAGTGTCTACATCAGCACGAATAATGTATGCTTTAGAACTTACACCTAGTGCGCTGTAGGCCGCTTGTAGTCCGTATTCATTTAGCTCTCCAGCATGTACAGGATTGCCTTCTGCGTCAGTCTCAAAGTAAGGAGTACCAAATGTGTCAGTTAAATCTCGCTGACTTGTGATTACCCAAACTTTGCCAGCGTTAGCCGCCGTCGTACCTTGTGCGGTGCCTGAGCCCGCGCCGTTTGCTTTGTCTTCTGCCGTAGCAACGAAGAACATTGGAACAGTTCCGGCGCCTGCGGGTGTATAGAAACTCTCATCTATAACACTAACTGAAACGCCTGGTGATTGTAATGTTGCCATATCTTTTAACTCCTTAGTGGATTTACTTTGTTATATTTAGTCATTGATGGTAAAAACCGGGCGGTAAATACACTAGGAAAAGGGCACAAAAAGGGCACCACAATGAGAAAACTATGTAAAAAGTGTCAGGAACGACCAGTCGCAATTAATTACTATAAGGAAGATAAACCCTTTTATAGATCAGTATGCGATCGGTGTTCAAGAGGCCACGGAGAAGGGGTATCGCTATGGCAACGACAAGGTTACAAAAAGAAAACAGTATGTGATAAGTGTGGTTTTAAATCAACACAGCTAGATGTTTTCAATGTCTTTTTTGTAGATGGCAATCTAACAAACTGTAGATTTACTAATATATAAACAGTATGTGCTAACTGTCAGCGTGTCCTTCAGAAAGAAGGTGTTAAGTGGAAGCAGGGAGACCTGCGTCCTGATTTTTAAATTAAGTCTAACGCCACTCGAACTTCGAGCGGTAGTTGATTATTGGGTAATAGATTTTGTAATTGTGAAAACAATTCATCAATCGTACCGTCATTAGAAATAATAGTATCAATATCGCCGCCTACCCAGGCAGTTTCGCTAGCGTGTATATTAAGGCTTTCTAGCTGGAGGCGACCGGTTGCCCAGCCCATGTTGCCGTTAGGGCCTTTATTGTAATCTAGTGCAGATTGGTACCAGTCAGGTTCGGGACCTCGCTTGATCCTTACTACCTGTCCGCCAGCATTGTGTATGGCTTTTATTTCATTTGGAAAACGGACATCGCTAATAACGATATCGTCTTTGGTTTTTCTAACTCTATTTTCTAAACTAGCAATCCAAGTATCGTCGTGGAATCCTTGGCGACAAACTTCTGTACCCCAATATTGTAGAACCCATCGCGGAGTAAGAGTAGGCATTCCCAGTCGCTCTGCCCACCAGGTGTCAACTTCTTCTCGCCATGCTCTAGCTTCTTTTGTGCGACCTTCAAGCAACTCTCGATCCCAACCAAATACTGCGGCCACAGCATCTTTAAGAGTATTGGCAAAAGAGTCTCTTCGAAATCCGTGAAAGTTAACCAAATAATCTGCGGCGGTGTCTTTGCCAGAACCAATAAAACCAACGAATCCAATAATCATAGTATCTCCTGGGATACTATAATTTACTATAATTGAATATAATTGTCAATAATTTTTTTAGCCAATTACAAAAGTAAGTGGGGTTCCGCCATCTTTGTAAGTTATTAGGTCAAGTTCTAAAGTATCCATTTCAGCTTTCCCTTCGCCTTTTAGTGCGGCTCCGTTAAGTTGTGTGCTACCTTGTGGGCTAGCGATGCTGGCAAACTTTTCACGGGCTTGTCCTAGCATTAGTTTACAATTAGCTAGGCTGTAGTCGCGCAACCATTGACTTGCCTGTGGGTCCTGTAGTAGATTAAAATCAGGACGATAATTGTACATCCACAATAGTAGCTCTTCTTCTGCTCGAGGGCGTTGCATAATTGTTAATAATTTTGTAGTTCTATTAAATGTAAAATTAATGTCGCTACCAAACATTTTACCAACTTGTTTTTGATACGAAGCAAAGGCATAATAAGTAGCTAGGCCACCCATGTTTGAAGATGATAACAAATAAGTGTTAGAATAAGCTAGGTTAAACGGTTCAAATAATGTCCCGCCATCTCCACCGCCCGATCTACTACCAATACTTCTACGGAATAAATGCCTAACATCCATAACTTCTTTGGGAAGTATGTATTCATTAACATCTACTTGTAGTGTTAAAAACCCATAACTTTCTTCAACGCTGTTGCTACTGCGTTGGCGGAACTTGTTTAGGGCACGATCTATAGCGGTATTATAGTGTGAAGGATCTAACTCTACATCAATCATGCCGTCGCCCAGCATGGTTTTGCAGTAGTCGATAACTTCTTGGCGTTGTTGTTCGTTGTCGGTCATACTCCTATTTATTAAAATTTGAAAACAAGTATAGACAATAAATACAAGACTATGCCAAGACTATCTCTTTATAAACCAGAAAAGGGTAACGATTTTCGCTTTTTGGATCGTGTAATTAACGAACAATTCCAAGTGGGCGGAACCGATATTTTTATACACAAATACATAGGAACTACTTCGCCTGCACCCGGTGAAAGCACTCCTACAACACCGGATAATAGTACTAATCCTATCCCAGAATTAGGGATACAAGATGTACTTTTTATGGAAAATCGAGATAGGAAATACGACCCCGATGTTTATGTAATGCGAGGAATATACACCATGCAGGACTTGGATTTTAATTTAAGTCAGTTTGGCCTGTTCCTAACCAATGATAATATCATGATACATTTTCACCTAGCTAATTGCGTTGATATGTTACAGCGTAAGATCATGCCCGGTGATGTTTTTGAGTTACCTCATTTAAAAGATGAATACGCATTAGATGATAGTATAGTGGCATTGAAAAGATTTTATGTAGTTACTGATGTTAGCAGACCCACTAACGGTTTTAGTCAAACATGGTATCCTCATTTATTGAGGGCTAAATGTCAGCCGCTAGTTGATAGTCAAGAATTTGCAGAAATCCTTAATCAAGAAAGTGGTGCAGGTGACGGTAGTACCCTACGAGATCTACTAAGTACCTATCAAAAGAGTATTGATATTAACAATCAGATCATAGCGCAGGCTAATCTAGATGCTCCTATAAGCGGATATGATACCAATCATATGTTTGTTATACCAACTGATGAAAACGGGCTAGTTGACTATGCTGCCGCCAGTGACGGAACCGACGATGCTAGCATGGATACAATGGATGCTAGCTTCGTCCTAAATACCCCAAATCAAAATGTCTACATTGGTGTATCAAATGGTAATAATATCCCATCGAATGGACATGCGTTTGGTTCGGGAATTACCTTTCCTAGTGCTCCTAGTACAGGACAATACTTTTTAAGAACAGATTATTTGCCCAATGCACTTTATAGATTTGATGGTAAAAGATGGGTGATATATGAGCAAGGTGTAAGAATGACTATGAATCAATTTGGTGCACAGGATGTTTCTGCGGCACCGTGGCAAGATAGTCAAATTAGACAAACACAGAAAACAAGTTTCATTAACAATAGTACTACTGCAACCGTTAATGGTCAACTGATACAAGAACGACAAGCATTAAGCAAAGTATTAAAACCTAAAGCGGATAATTAAAATGGATCACTTTTATGACGGACAAGTAAGAAGATACTTGACACAATTTATGAGGGCAATGAGTAACTTTAGTTACAAAGACGGCAGTGGCCGACTTGTACAAGTGCCCGTAATGTATGGCGACCCGTCTAGGCAAACTGCGACATTGCTTAAGAAGAACAGCGAAAACACTATTCCAGCCGCACCATTTATTGCCTGCTACATTAAAAGCCTAAATTATGACCAGGCTAGATTGCAGGATCCTACATTCGTTAGTACAGTTAACATTAGAGAACGAGAATATGACGAAGCTACTGGGGAATATACTCAGGTACAGGGAAGAGGATATTCTGTCGAACGAATAATGCCTGCACCTTATAAACTAACATTCTCTACAGACCTATGGACCACTAACACCGATCAAAAGTTACAAATTTTTGAACAGTTGGCATACTTGTTTAATCCTAGTTTAGAATTACAAACTACTGACAATTATATAGACTGGACTAGCCTAACTGTCTTGTATCTAAAAGATACTAATTGGACCAGTAGGCAAGTTCCCCAAGGAGCAAATCAAGATATTGATATTTTAAACTTAACATTTGAAACACCTATCTGGATTACTCCTCCTGCAAAAGTAAAACGAATGGGGATTATTACAAAGATTATTGCCAATGTATTTTCAAATGAAGAAGGCACTGTTAAGAGTGAATATTCTAATGCTAATTCTGTTTATGTGGGACTAGGAGATCGAGTTGCACGAACAGTAGTTACGCCCGGCGACTTTGAACTATTAGTGCTCAACAATGTAGCTAGTATTGTAAAAAATAATATATTTTCCGATGCACAAGATGTCTATATGCCCGACCATACAGTATCATGGAGAAAGTTATTAGATCTGTATCCAGGACAATTCAGGGCAGGCCTGTCTCAATTAAGATTAACAAAATCTGATGGCAATGAAGTAATCGCCTATGTTAGTCTAGATCCGTTCGACGAAAGAAGAATGGTGTTAAGTATCGATACTGATACAATACCAACTAATACTATCGTAGACGGCAGGGGAACTATTGATGCTATCATTAATCCAGAAACAATCGACGGTATTCCTGCATCGGGAACTAGGTATCTAATATTAGAAGATATAAATCCTAACTATGCAGACCCCGGATACGATGGTCCGTTACTGTGGAAGAACAGTGATACTTCGGATTTTGTTGCACATGCAAACGATATTATAGAACGGGATGGTGCAGACTGGGTCGTTGTTTTCAATTCTCAAGAGGTCACTGAGACAACTTATATAACTAACATTTATACGAACCTTCAATATAAGTGGGACGGTGAAAGCTGGAGCAAGAGTTTTGAAGGCATATACGATAAGGACGCATGGAGAATAATTCTGTAAACACGCAACAAATCATCGCTAGTGGTGGTCTGTTTCTTGCGAAGAAAACTAAGAGATTTTTGTTCTTGCTACGCACACAGGGAAGAACTGCTGGTACATGGGGACTGGTAGGCGGTCGAAAAGAACCCAGTGATGCTACACCGTTCGAAGCATTGCGTAGAGAAATAGAAGAAGAAATAGGTAAAGTTACTACCTTACAAAAGATTGTTCCCCTGGAATTATTCACTTCAAATGATCAAAACTTCCAATATAACACTTATGTCTGTATTGTTGAAGAAGAATTTATTCCCATACTAAATGAAGAACACAGCGGTTACGCATGGTGTAGTTTTGACAACTGGCCCAAGCCCTTGCATCAAGGTGTGAAGACCAGTTTTGGAAATAAAGTAATCAGAGCAAAGCTGGAATTACTTTTAGATTTATTTGACTAATTCCGGACCAAACGCCCATTGACCTAGATGTCTAAGTTCTAAACTTAGTTGAGTGTCAACTTTAATAGTGTGCCCTTGTTCAG